TATCTATGCTTACAGGTAATGACATTAGTATTTAGTCCTTGAATCAGCCCAAACCTTATTCGCACTAGCTTTCTTGAATGATGCTGTTTGTAAAAATATCGCAATATTCCACTCCGCTGCATTTACCTTCATAATACTTGAAGTAACATTGGGTGTTAAATAATGCTTAAAGCACGGTTTAAAGTACTTATAATTCTTTGTCGCTTTTAATAAATCATATGTAATCTTCAATCTAGTGGTTGCATTATACTTTTGATTAGATGCTGTATCATTTAATTTATCTAAAAAGATAGCACGAACCTTAGGTGGTAAGTAATGCAAGTTAATAGCATGAAATCCACCAGGAGCCGAACCAACAATAATGGCCAATGGGAATGTATCGTAGTATGGCAACGTTGCTTTAAGCTTCGGATTATATGTATACATAACCATATCACCTGGAGAAACCTGAGCCTGCTTTCTTAGTCTATCATCTTTTAGCATTTTTCCCGGACCAATCTTGCCGAGCTTCGCTACGTTGTTAGCAAACCAATCAGATGCTTCTTTAGATCGCTGCTGAAGACCTTTACGGAATGCTTCTGCTTCTAACTTGTCAAATAAACTAGCCACTAAAAGTCTCCATTAGTTGCGGACCGAATGCTGTCATTGTATATGATATAGCACCAAGAGCTACTATACCTAACAATAACCATTTCATTTTGAAATCATCAACCATCATTTTAAAGCCAATAATCTCATTGCCTAAAATGCTAACTGAAATTTCTAATTTGCCTTCTTCTTCTTTATTCATAACTATATTTATACCTTTTTCTTACGCTTACTTAAAGTTTTCCATATTCTCTTACCAGTCTTTGTTGTGCTCACTTTGTAGCCAACTGTCATGGTTCTTATACCCATAGCTTCCAATTCATTCTCGGTCCATATCTGGAACTCATAACCTCTATCATCACAATACTTTCTTGCGTATTCCCACTTAGATGTATTCTTCATGAATCTTAATGCTTCATTTAGCTTCTGTCTTTTAGGCGGTAGGGTTTGAGCATGAGGCTTAATTTCGACCACCAGCGTACGACCAGACTTGGTTCGTATAGTAAGATCAATAAAGTATCTATGAGGCTTACGGTCTGTTGAGCAGATGTATGGTATAACAGTCTCCTCACTTTGCCACCACTTAACCCATGCCGCGTCGTCTAAATGCCGGAAAGCATTCCTTTCCCACAAAGATCTATAATGTATCTTATCGACATCGCCATTATATTTCTCAGGATGCTTCGGCTTCCATTTACCTGAATATGTTTTTTTCATACAACTATTTATATAATCCGTATAAATAAGTATTATACAAGTAAAAGGAACAAACATGAGCACAGCAGATGATATGGCCCACCTAGAAAGGGTTGGGATAAGTACAGACACTACTGGATGGCAAATGAGATTTGGCCAAAACCATTGGAAATATCCAGAAACTGTAGGCAATGATACAAGTGTTGATGATATAAATTTTAATAGTCATAAAACTAGTGAGTATGCTATTAAGCGGATGAACGCTATCTCTGAAACAACGCATGAACCATTCATGATGTTTGAATTTATGAAGGTTGATGCTGAACTTCAAAAAGCAAATTCAATTTATAAAACTGCAAAAAGCGCAATTATAAATGCCAAAGAGCAATTTGATAATATTGGTGAGCGAGGTCCTGCCTTTTATGCTAATTTTGATGCGGCCGCTGCAGCAAAGAAGTCATCGGAGTTCGGTAAAAATATGGCAGAAGCTGGTGCAGATTTTGTAAAAACTTTAACAACTGCAGCTTCAAGAGAATATGTAGGTTCTATTTGTTTATATATGCCTACCGATATTCAAATTGGTGATACTATGGTGTATAATGAAGACACTAGACAATTTGCCGCAGGCGTAAACGAGCTACTTACTAAAGGTCCAGAGTCTAATGCATTTGATAATAAAGCTGTCAATGCTTCTAAGCAAGCAATTACTGGAGGTGCATTTGCTATTGGTAAATTTGCTGGTAAAGGTGTGTTATCAGCATTAGCTGGTTATGGTTTAGGCGATATAGTTTCAGCTGAGATGCAAAGATCTACAGGTTCTCTTTTAAACCCTAATGAATTTATAGCATACTCTTCGACCGGATTAAGAAGTTTTACATTTAATTGGGTAATACTACCGGACTCTGAAAATGAATCAATCCATGCAGCTGGACTTATTAAATTTTTTAGAAAGTCTGCCCATGCTAAAAGAAATGATCAAATTACTATAACAGTTCCTGACCACGTTGTAACATCATTTCATGGTGCAAAAGATATGATTCAATTGCCTCCATGTGTTATTGAATCAGTAAATGTTACTTATAACCCTAATGTGTCCTCATTCTTTAGAAAGAATAATTCTCCGGTTGAAATCGGATTAAGCGTTACTCTTAAAGAAATGGTTCCATTATATTCTGACGATGTTGAGGCGGGCTACTAATATGTATTTTAAAAATATAACAAACGTTGCAATAGATATAGACGGATCTGGTAACTTAGATTTAATGAAAAATCTAACGGCAAAGGCTAAAGTATCTGATGCGTTGATTAACAATGCCGGGTTTTATCAAACAACTGAAGTACAAGATGGTGAACGACCAGATCTTTTAAGCCAACGACTATATGGCACAAGTATATATCATTGGACATTCTTATTACTCAATCCTCAAATTAAAAACATTTGGGATGATTGGCCAATGAAGCACAGCCAGTTAATAGAATACTGTACACAAAAATATCAATATCTTGCTGCAGATACTAGCATTAGTTTAAATAATAAATTTACAATTGGCGAAACTGTTACAGGTGGTATCAGTGGAGCAACAGGTATTGTAAAAGAAATTCATGTTAATATGGGCTATGTTGTTATACAAAAAACAGCAGGAACATTTACCGTAACTGGTGAAACTATTAGTGGCGGTGATTCTCAAGATTCTATTTCTTGTAATTTTATTAAGTCTCAGGCCTATGCACCACATCACCATGTCGATGATTCTACTGGAGCATGGGTACCAAGGCGTATTGCCGGAACAAGTGCGTATAGCTATATCGATTATGAATCTGCCATCACGGAACAGAATAGGAATATTAAAGTTATTAAGCCAGAACTAGTTAGAGATGTAGCAAGACAATTTATTAAAACAATGGATATTTAACTAATGTTAAATTTGGATAGTATACGCGTTGATATACGTGAAGTGGACATTAGTAGTATGATCACTGGTGTAACTATATACGAAAGTGTGTTTGGGTTTTTACAAGGCGCAATATCAATTAAAGACGGTGTTAATTTCTTTGATAACTTTATAGGAAGTGATTTAGCTGATGTTAATTTTTCTTACGAGTATTTAAATAAAACATATAAATGTAGCTTTTATATGGATGGCATTTCTAATATGACAATAGAACCAAATCAGAAAAATTATATTATTCATTTAAAGTCAGTTCATAATGTAGTTTTTGCTGAAAAAATAAATGGAGTATACAATGGTACAACAGATCAAATAATTAAAAAAATATTCACAAACATTTCACATGAAGATGCAGTAATTAATATTGACAGTGTGGCAGATACTAAAGGCAAATACATAGCGCCAAATATTACTGCGAGGGATGCGTTTTTAATATTAACAAATCAGGCTTATGATGTAAATAATACTGGAATGTTTTTATATGAAAGATTTACAGATGCTAACGAAATTAGGCTTACTTCGCTTTTCGATATGTTGGATACTTCATTTGTAGATGGAAATAATACACGAGTTAGCATTAAAAATACACTATTAAATATGACTAATGTGCTTGAGTTCAATAGCATATTAGGAACATCTAGTGATTATGAATTAAAAGAATATAACATGAATTTTATTCAAAAATTAGAAGACGGTATATGGGGTGAAGCAATTGATGAAATTTCTTTGTCCGAAACTAAGAAAAAATCTAACACTACAAAGGAAGCCACGTCAGTTCCTAAAACTAAATTTAAGCTTAGTGATAAATTATATTCTAATGATGTAAAGAGTATATTTTCTACTGAAGGCGGTGTTGCTAATAGTGTAATTAGAAATCACAAGATCAGAACTTTTAATACTACATTAGAGGTAAGTAAAATGGTGGCACTTCCAAATTTAGGTGTAGGTATGTCTATCCATGTTGAATTAGGAGAAGGTAATGTCTCGCATAGTTCGCAAGCCGGAGAATATTTAGTTAAGCACATACAACATAATTTTACAATAAATGGCGGCGAGTACGGATATACACAAGATATAGGATTAGTAAGAGCATGATGTATTTTGGAACAGTGTTAAGTGTTGGAGATCCAGAAAAACTGGGTAGAGTAAGAATTAGTGTATATGGCATACATGATAATATAGAAGAAAACGATCTCCCTTGGTCCCAGGTTATGATGCCGTCAAATACCCCAGCGATATCAGGTATAGGTTCTTCAGTAAATGTATTAGTAGGTACTTTGGTTGCTGGAATATTTTTAGATAGCACCAAACAAGAATTCATGGTAATGGGAACTTTACCTACAAAGACTAATGGCGTTGCAGATAATAGCCAAAGATTAGGCCAAGTTAATAGTGTAGATGCTACTACAGGAGTTGAAGTAGCAGTAAATCCACAGGCCGGTGAGCCTGTTGCAACTTATCAGCCAGTTAGTGCGTTTCAACCGGTATATCCACATAACAATGTAACTGAATATGAAAGCGGGCATGTTAAAGAATATGATGATACCCCAGGTCATGAACGTATTTTAGAAAGACATATGAGTGGTACTCACTACGAGTTATCGCCTAATGGTTCAAAGACCGAGGTTATCACAAGAGATAACTATAGATTAGTTGTAGGTCATGATACACTAGAAGTATATGGTAATGTAAAAGTTATTATTAGTGGTCATGCGGATGTTGCTGTTGCTGGTAACCTTACTGCATCTGTAGCGGGTAATATTTCTGCAGAATCTAAAGGAAATATTACACTAAAAGCAATAGAGACTGACAAGAAAATTATATTAAATGGTAATGTTGATGTCACTAAAGTATTAAAAATTAACACTGACAACGACACTATTAATGTTAACACTCATATTCATACACAACCAGATACTGGCCAAAATGCTATATCACAAGGTGACGTATCAGTTCCAGTTCCTGAATAATAAGGTATAAATAGATATATGGCTACAATCGCACGAGAAGAAACGTACAAAGATTTAGATTTTACTTTTAAGCAAAATCCTAATACAAATGACGTTGGAATAAAGAAGAACAATGCTGCGGTAATTCAAAGCTGTCTTAATATTCTACGCACAAATAATGGTGAACGACCATTCAATTATAATTTTGGTGCGAACCTAAGATCATACCTCTTTGAAAACATGAACCAAATAACAGCCGCGAATATGTCTACTTCTATTAACGTTGCTTTAAAGAATTACGAACCAAGAATAGAAGTGCTCAACACGAATATCCAAGCAAGAGCAGATGACAATGAGGTATACATAACAGTAACCGGTAGAGTTAAATCAACGAATGAAATCATTGATATATCTACCACAATAGAGAGATTACGATAATGGCAATCGAACGCAGAATTTCAGCAAGTGAATTAGACTTTGACCAGATAAAGGCAAATCTAGTTACATATATGAAGGCAACTGACACTACCTTCAATGATTATAACTATGATGGATCTGCCATGGCAACCATAATTGATGTGTTAAGTTATATCACCCACGTCAATTCAATGAATGCAAACTTTGCATTGAATGAAACATTCCTTGATACCGCTCAGCTCAGGTCGTCAGTTGTATCTCATGCTAAACTATTAGGATATACACCACGCTCAATTTCGCCAAGCACCGCTTACATTAATGTTAAAATGAATTATGATACAACGGCAACACCGTTGTTTAATCATGATGCATCAGGAGCTGCGTTACCTTTGAGTATGCCAAGAGGCACAAAGTTTTCTACTACTATTGATGGTATTGCCTACCCCATGT